CTCAATGCATCAGTTAAACCACCGGCTGCCTCGTTTCCACCCATAAGACCATCAACAATATCCATTATAGGAGTTACTAATTTAACGGCGAGTTGCTGAATTCTTTTCATTAGACTTTCCATGCCCTCTTGTAGGGATGCGGATTCTTTTTGTGCTGCAAGATTTTCAAGTGCCTTATTGTATGCCTTATCGGCATCACTGTTTCCAGCACGTCTCATTGCTAAAATTTCACCTTCATTTTTTGCCTGTAACTTTTTGAGTCCTTCTTGATCCAAACCAAGGGTATTTAATTCTTCTTGTTTTGCTAACATTTCGGCAAGTTGATCCACTTCCATTCCTGTTGCCTTGGCAAGAGCTTCTTTTTGAAGAACATTCATATCGTTAAATTCTGCCATAGAACCAGCCGCATTTAGAAGTTCCTTCATCACTGTTTCTTGATCACCGTTAAGTGCCGCTGCTCTCATAGTATCTAAATTTATATCTTTGCCTATAAGTGCACGGGCTTCCATTTCGGCTTCAAGAGACTCTTCTATATCTAAACTCTTACGACCAATATCAGCAATTTGTTTCATATTCATACCCAACATCTTGGCGTGTTGTGCAGTTTTTATCATCGCCTCTGGCATTTTTGACATCTGAGATATTATGCTTTTCGGAATGCCTGCAAGAATCTTCATAGATTCTTTTGCCGTGAATATTCCTTTTCCAAGAGTAGCGGATGTTGCAGCCATTTCATCAACACTTTTGCCTGTTATGGCAGCTATACTATTCATACTCCCAATTTCTTCACCACTCAAACCAAACTTCTCACCAAGCACGGTTGCATTTTTAACCATCTTAGTAACGTGTTCATTACCAGATGCAAATTTTCCTGACAGATCTATTCCTCCAAGATTTTCAGAAACAGTCTGTAATCCCTTCGCGACTTGCTCAGAATGAATGCCGACCAACTTCATAGAGTTTGCAGTTTCTAAAGCGGCCTCGTGTACACCAATTGCTTCTTTCTTACTAACCCCAAGGTCTTTTCCAAGTTGTGAAACTTCTTTATCGGCATCCATAAACATTTGAGCGATTTTCATCACACCAGCAATAATCAAAGTAACACCGGCGGTTGCAGCGGCAAGAGACATACCAAATCCAGTTGCACCCGTAGATGCAGCTTGCATTGCACCAGTTGCAGAACCTCCAAGTGCCTCCATTCCAGCGGCACCCTCTGTTCCAATACCAGTGATACCAGTCTTCATACCACTGATGCCACTCTTGAATTTATCGAACATCCCTCCGGATTCTCCTTTGAATCCTTCAAAGAATCCAGTAAATGCGCCGCCGATTTTTTGGTTTATACCGTTTTCTATTTCATCAAACTTAAATACTTTTAGAAGTTCTTCACCCATAGGTAACTTAGATATGGTACTTCTTGCCTTTTCAAAGGCATCACTCATAAACAAACCACCCAACTTTGAATTTTTTGCGGTTTCTTGGTAAACCTTATTAAGTTCCTCCGCTTTATCTATATTATCTTTGAGTCTATCACGAACCATCTCCAACTGTTCTCGTTGTTCAGTTGTTAGTTCCAATCCGTCTTCACCAAGTGCTTCTTCTAATCTTGATAGCTCACGTTTTTGTTTTTTCAGGTTTACTTCTTGATACTGCCCCTTCAGAGCCATTTTTTGTGCTTCATTTTGCGCTTCAGTCAAATCAAGTTGACTATCCATGGCAGATACACCCAATTGTACGGCAGCAGCAAAGTCTTGTGCATTTTCATCACCACGTTTAATAGCATCAGCCGCTTGTTTGCTCAAGTCAGCAGACATTGCAGTGAACCCATTAATTACTTGTTCTTGATCCTTACGCAACCCAGCCAATTGAAGAAGTTTTTCTGACTTATCTTCCATACTATCAAAGGAGTCTGCCATGCTCCTAAGAAGTTGGGTTTCTTCTTTATCAAGTTTTCTACGTTCTCGTGTTGTAGTTAAAAGATTTTGACTGGCTTCAACTTGACGATTTGTGTATCTTTCTCTCAAAGAGGATGCGGTAAGTTCATCTCTGTCCAAATTTCTTAACTGTTGTCTACTTGCCCGAATTTTTTCTACTGATTTTTCTCTCTGTTCAGACAATTTTGTTATTGTTTCTGACAAAGAAAGTGCCGCCCTATTAGTCTGTAACTCATCATCTGAGTATTTTGACAAACTTTTCTTTAACTCTGCAATTTGTTTTTCAATTTGGAGAATGGCAAGTCTTTCTGCTCGTAATTCTTGTGCAGCTTTTACATCTTCTCTATTTACTTTTGATTCAGGCATAAATCATACTTTTATGAAAAGTTTTTTCCCTTACATGACTCTGGGTACTTTTTGCACCAGTCTTCCATGCCTTTGCGGAATCGTTCGTGAGCTGTCCAATAATCTTTAATATGTTGAACGAGTGTTGGTGATTGCTGAAATGCCTTTTCTAATCTCTTGACACGACCTTTTACGATAAGGTCAACTATTGTATCTATTATAGATCCTTCATTTAAATTCATATATTACTCCACAAAAAATAGGGTTCACATACCTATAAATATGTGAACCCCTAATTATTTCTGTTTAAATACCGGTGCCTTTGCACTCTTATTTGCAGAATCGGATTGCTGTTTTGATTGTTTATTTTTTTCGTCAATAAACTTCACAATCTCATCTATGTAAAATCGGCGTAAGTGTATCGGTAGATTGTAAACCTCATCCCAAGTAAATCCACCTTGACCGTGGTAACATAACGTAAAAATCTCTTTATGTAGTTTCAATTTGTAATCAATTGGAAGGCCAAAAAAATGAAGTTCCCATAGGAATCTCCATCTCCTTTACTTCACCAGTTGCATCCGAAATAAAGGTAAACGTCATATCAAGATCTGGTGACATTTGCTTGATATATGTTCTAAGAGCACGTGAATCCACTGCAAACAATTCATTATCAACAAAGTTATTTATCGTGGCTCGTCCACCCTCACCATCAACTGCGACAATCACATTTTTCAAACGAGTTGTCATCTCTCTGTCAATTCCTGTACGAACTTGTGTTTTATTCATACCTTTTATTTCCGTTTGAATCTGTTTTTCCAAGCTGTGTGTCATTAGACGGAAAGTAACGACCCGTTTTGACTGTGGCAATTGGAAGTCGAATTCATTCTTCCTGTGCTCGAATAGAGAATAATCCACCTCCTTGTGCTCTATTTGAGTCAAATCAATAGTAACTTTTTGTTTGTTTTCCGGTGAAAACGGGTCGTTTACTTCCACTACATAATCTTTTCCGTAACCTAAAATACGGGCAGCAACCATGATTGCATTCTTATCACCAATATAAAGATCGCCATAATTTATCGGTGTCACGATAAGTGATTCAAATAATTTATCTAGCACCACACCCTGTTTAATAAGGTTCTGTGAGGTTAGAATGTCTTCTTCTTTTGCAGTCATATACTTCATTTCAATTGTTCCTTCCGCCAGAGGATGTTCTTCTGGATAAAGTAATCCCTTAGATGGAAGTGGTACAATTTCTGTGGGGAAGTTTGATTTCTTGACGGAAGTTTGTTTGTAATCCGCCATGAGATTGGCTTTGAGTTCTTCGTCGGACATCTCCGCTGCTGTCTTTGGGAGATTATATCCTGTTGGTAGCTGTGCCATAACTAAATTCCTGTAACTAATGTAACAATGTTTTCATATCAATAAATATGGGTATCCCGAAAAAAATCGGAATACCCATAAAGTTTTCAGTAATCTAAATCAGAACTGAAGTATGGCGTAATCATAAGCAAGGGTGAGGGAAATTTCAACAAAGTTATCTGTTGACCAATCCATATCACCAAACGTTGTAGCTGTGATGAACGCACCCTTCAAAGTCCATTCTTCAACCTTGTCACCAACTGGTCCAAGTACGTTGAATGTAATGTCCTTCTTGTAGAAGTCAGAGTAACCGTCACGACCTGTGACAGACTCGTGTGATAAACGAACCCATTCCATAACTGCCTGAGCAGCCGAAGGAACAATCGGGTCATATAGCTTAATTGTCACGTCCTGCCACTCACCTTTACCCTTAACCTTACGCTTGACGTTAATGTGGTCAAGTGTGATAGGGTTGAAGTTAATGTTAGGTCTACCGGCACCTTTAATGAGATAAGCAGGGACACCTTCAATATACATGATAAACCGATTCGCAAGTTTCGGCTCATACGGGGTAAAGAAAATTTCGGTAGGGTCGAGTAGT